AGAACATCAAATTTTAAATATTTTTCCATTTTTATATACATATTTATGCAATCGTTATCGATGTCATAGGGTTATTAAATGTTTGAGTTGCACCATCATTTGTTATAAAACATCCGTATGGTATATACTCATGAACAGGGTTTGACCATCCTGAGATCAAAGCCTTTTCAATAGCATCTTGAAGGTGCAGTAGAAGAACTGGAGCAGCTGATCCTACGATAGCCGCATCATAATTTAATGTAACAACTTTTCCTTGAGAATAAGTTATTGTTAACGTGTCAGCATCAACCTGGTTTAAAACCAAACCTCCGCTAATTGAAACCAACTGTAGACTTGTGTCAGCGTCAGAAGCTGCACCTGGATCTAAAACTGGTATTGATAAAAACTTTTCCATAATAAATAATAAGATTAAGGGTTATGCGTATGCTATTGCAGATACAGCAAACTTAGGAACAATGTCCAAAGAAGGCTCTGTCCACTCAAGCTTTAATACTTTAGCTAATGAGTCTTGAATAAATGTTCTGAACTCTACAGAGTTAGCAGCTACAGCAGCATGGGTTAATGTAAGTGTTTGTGCGTCACCGTAGTATATTGTAGTAGCTGTAGTTGGGTTAGAAGCTGGACCGCCAGCATCACCAATCTCTACAAACTTTACATCACTACATGGGATTAATTGTGTTCCAGCACCTGTGACAGGAACGCTTAAGAATTTTTCCATAATAAATAATATAATTATTGAGTTAATAAACCACAAAGATAAGCAAAAAAAAACACCCATTTCTGAGTGTTTCTTTAGATACCTTAAAATATTATGACTTTAATTTTTTAAGCAGCATCTTATATGTTGGTAATCCTTCATCACTCTTCATCCAAGATGAGATGATGTACATCGGATCTTCTCCGAAAGGCAAAGATAATAATTTCTTTTTAGTTTTACCAGTTGTTAGGGTTACACTTTTTGTAGTTAACTCTAAATAGTTGTTACTAATGAACTCAGCAATATTGCTATCAATCTCCAAGTCAGGATCATTTATAACTTCTAAAAATTCTACTGGTTCATTTTTAGCGAACATAAGAATATCTCTCTTTATTTCAGCAGTGCTCATCTTGTCTACATTATTAAACACCACTCGTGCTACAGCAATCTTTCTTTCTAAAGACATATCATTAGCTGCAACTAAAGCGTCAATCTCCCTTTGCACTATATCAATATCATCTTGAGCTTCTTTAGCTTTATCAAGCTCTCTGAAAGTACCTCCATTGCCTGGATGATAATGTAAGAATTGTTGTAATACTTGATTTTCTTTTCTCACTGTTAAGTAACCATCTTCAAAGATAATAGGCTCTAATATAGCGTTTCCATCTTGCTCATCTTCAAATGGAGACTTTTGGTTACGAGCATAACGAAGAGTTCGGTTCTCTCCTGTCTCGTTATCAAAATGCATTAATGGATATCTTCTACTGTGAGATGAAGGTAGGATGTAGGATAGAGGTGCTACATCTCGTGTCAACTTGTAGATCTTGTCTACAAATACTTTTTTGTTTTTCATTTTATTATAATTTAATTAAAGTTAAAAAAAAGGGGAGGAGATTAACCCTCCCCCTAATTATATATGCTTATGCATTGAAGATGAAGAAGTTGTTTGCACCTAAAGTACATACAGCTCTTTCACTCAAGAAGTTCACTCGCATTTCGTCAATGTCGTTAGTTCTTACGCCACCAGCAGAACCAGTAACCCAAGTCTTGTAACGTCTGTCCTCAGTCTCTGAAGCTCTATAACGAACATGTAAGAATGGACGCTTAGCGTTCTTTCCTAATACTTGATCGTATACAGTTGTAGATCCTGCAGGAACTAATAAACCATTAACAGCACCGTTAACTAAACCACCTCTCATTGTAGGATCGTTTAGATATTTCCAGTCAGACTTGTAGAAGTCATAACCTCTACGGAATCCTGTGAAACCTAAGTTAAGTGCCATGTCAGCATCATTGTCGAATAATCCGTATGAAGTACCACCAGCTCCGTAAGAGTTTTGAGCAGCCAACATATCGTCAATATCGAAAGAGAACTGACGGTTAACGAATAATACATTCTCTTCAATAGAACCTTGCTTGTCAAGTCTCTGAATGATAGAGTCGAAACCTGCTAAGGCAACTGGGTTACCACCGCCCCAAACGTTTCCTCTGTTGTTAACAACATAGAAGATACCTTCAGAACCTGTTAATCCTGCTGCAAGAGCACCTGAACCTGCACCAGCAGGAACAGCTTCAATCATAGCAGTCTCTAAGTGGTCTTCGAAACGCATTCTTGTTTCACCTTCAGCTTTTAGGTACCATAAGTATCCTGACTCACCGTTTTCAGTTGAAACTTCAATCCATCCGATTTGAGCCATGTCAGAACCAGCGACAGCATAAGTGTCACGAATAATGATTGGCTTGTTATCAAAGATTAAATCAGCTGGCTCTAAACCATCAACACCTGCAGTTGTAGAACCTTTTGCGAACTCAGAACCGTAGTTCCAAATTGTAACATTAACACCTGCGCCAAATGTTTGACCACCCGCTTCGTAGTAATCTACTGTAATTACGTTAAGAGCACCACCCACGTTAATAGCTGTAACAACAGCTTTGTTGCTTAAACCTGATCCAGCAGTCTCATCATTCAACATGATAGTTTGACCTACTCTGAAAGCAGATCCGCTAACAGCCATAGTGTTTGGCATCTGTGAACCTGGAGGCGTTTGAGTTGGGTTGTTGCTAATTTGTGCTAACGGAATAGTGATGTTAGCTTGGTTAACACCTGCAGCCGCAGCTGATGTACACCCTGTGTACTTTGTGTGTAAACGACCTTGCTCAGCCCACTTAATCATGTCTGATACACAAGGCATTTCAGCGCCTACCATTCTTAAGAATGACGCTACTGATCTGTTACCATAACGCTCAAATTCTTTTTCGTAAGTATCAGGAAGATACTGGCTCAAAAAATCGAAAGTCGTCAGGTAGTTTGTTGCTGTAGGGACCTGAGCCGATGAAGGCTGTAATTGGAACCCTGGAATTGCTTGTACTGGCATTTTCTAAAATTTTTTAATATTTACTTTTTACTTTTAATTCTGAGTCCATTCATACTTTGAGGGCTTATAGCTCTGATTGTTGTTCCGTTTTTAGTTACGGTTTGAGGTGCTGATCTTACCATATCAATGTTCTTAGATTTCTTAGATACATTGTCAACAGCAGCGGCAACGCCTTGCTCGTAAAAAAACTGAGCAAACTTTTCTGGATTCATGGCAGCAGCCATAGCTCTATGGTATCCTTTCGGATCATTCATCAAGCCTGTCTCCTTATCCATGTACTTTCCAACAAAGTTGTTTACATCAGACTGTAAGCTTTTTAATTCTTTCGAATCACCAGGTTTAAATATAACTTTATTTCCTCCGACTTCGAACTCAAAACCTTTGAACTCATCGTTAAAAACCTCATTGGTTTTTTGTAGGAAATAGTCATACCTTTTCTTGGTTTGCTCTTGAGCATTTTTAGACTCATCTATATAACTCTTATAGCGATTCATTTCTTCCTGAACATCTTCTGATAACCCACTCCCACTTGACTCAAGAGGAATTTTATATTTATCTTTCTGATCTTCAAAGAACTTCTTCGCTTTTACAAGTTCTCTTTTTTGTGCTAACTTCTTTTTCTTAATGTCTTTTTCATCATCAAGATCTTCATCATACCCAAACTTATCATCAATAATGTCTTGAATGTCTATAGCATCCAATCCTTCTTCAGTAGCTGAGTAATATTGAGTTAGCAAGTCAGAAGCATCCATTTCATCGTAATTTCTTTGCAGCTTTACGAAGTCATCAATGCCTCTGCCTGTCTCTCTTTTATATTCAAAGAACGCTTTTACATCTTCTGGAAGCTCTTCGTTAGACTCTTTCTGAGTAAACAAATCATCCACAGATGTAATCTCTTTATTGTATCTATCTCTAATATAAGATAGAACATCTTCATCTTTTAGACCAGCTTCTTGCACTTCCTCTGTCGGTTGCACAGTTTCTGTAGTTTCAGTTTTTACTTCTGCTACAGGAGTCTCCTCTACTGCTGGTGCTTCTTGTGTTTTTTCCTCTTGCTCTTTTAATAGCTTTTCTTCTACTTCGGCCACTGACTTTTGCTCAGCGCCTTCAAGTGCTTTTACTTTAATTTCCATTTAATTTAATTTTTACAAAGTTAAACATTATTTAAACACGTTATCTTGGGTTAAATTCCGCAAGATCAAAACCATCTAAACTATCCTCGTTTGATTCAAAGTTTATTGGAGGTGTGTTATTTTTTCTCTGTTGAATAAGTTTAGACTGCTCCGTGTTGGCTTGACTAATTCTTTTAGACTTACCATCTTCACGCATCTCTTCTCTCTTATCCATCTGCTGTTGGGTCATTCCTTGAAGTTGCATATTCATCTGGAACTCCAACTGCATTAATTGCTGCTTTAATGCAGCTTCATTTTTCATCTTCTCAATATCAAAAGCAACCTCAGCCTGCTTAACCTGTATCTTAGATTGAGCTTCGGCTTGCATTTTCTCCATAGCTGCTTTGGCTGCGGCTTGTTGAGATTGCATGTTGTTTTGTTGTTGCATCTGCATCTCAGTAGCCTTCTGCTGTTGCTCCTGCTCCTGCTTTTGCTTTCTTTTTACTTTCAAGAGTTGGTTAGCCATTTTAATATTCTTCAACTCTCTAATATCTATAGCATCTTCAAGGCTAATATCTTTTTGAGATAATGCCATCTGAATGTTTTGCTCAAGCATTTGTTTTTGCTCTTCGTCTGGAGCAACCTCTATAAATATACCAAAGTCATACAGATATAAATTCTTTATATCATCTAACAGACCCATATTATATTTTCCGATTTGCATAGCAAACTCATCTTTGAAATCTGCATACTCTAAAACATCAGCTGTTCTTATAGCTAAACACTCCGCTAAAGTTCTGGTTAGATAAAGACTACCTTCTAATATATGTCTTGTAGCTGTGTTTGAATTTAACGCAGCTAATTTCTGTATACCAACTAAAGAGTTAGGATCTGGAGTAGAGCCATCACGTGCCTCGTTAAGTCCTGTCACCGCTCTAATCATGTTTAGATAGTGGTTATAATTAGATATAAGCATCTGCATTTTATTATTACCACTGTTAGATGTTAGCTGACTAATAGGAACTCTGGCGTTATTAAACTCGCCATCTTGAGTGTAACTTCTACCAACAACACTACCAGTTTGGAAGTAAAGTCGTAAAGCATCCTCTGGATTGTATGCTCCGCCCTCTCCGAGATCAACCTCGTTAAGTCCATCAGCATCTATAAATACACCATCAGGAACAACACGTGAAACTACTTGTTGTATCTTTAGGTGTGTCATTTGTATTAAGTCAGCAAAAGGAACCATTCTTCTAACTAAAGATTCTGGAACACCTTTGTACATTCTTGGAGCTGTGGCTATATAATTAGGGAAGGCAAACTGATTAGCAGAGTTTGGTCTTACCATATTCTTCATAAGCTCCCACTTAAGAATGTAGTTTGTACCCATAACCATCACACCATCATACCACACATCAATAGTTTTCTCCACCTTCTCGAACTTACCCTCGTCCATCATCTCTTGTGGAGGATTAAACTGGTCATCTTTTTCTACAACTCTGAAGCTACCTTCAGCAACTTCTTTCTTTTTGTAAACAAACTTGTTAGTTGTCTTGTAGTTAAAGAACATAAGGGTAACAGTATCTCTTGAGAACATACTGTTGTTATATTGTGGTACATTGTAATACTGATACCAAGACTGACTATACTTAGATATTTCCTCTAAGTCATCATTTGTAAGGTCTGGGTTTATTTTTAAAAGTTCCGTCATTGGAACTGTTTTGATTTCACCCCAATAAAAACAATCTTTAAACTGAGGGTCTTCCGTATAACTGTATACAACATTAGCAGGGTCTACATACTTTACCCTAACGCCATCGCCCATTTGGAACTCATGCTTTACAATACCAAGACCTAAAGTTGTAATATCCATATCACATCTTTTTCTAACATCTTCGTAATGATTCTCTTCAAGCATTGTATTGATGGCCTGCTCTGCAGCAATCTCTACAGCTGGCTTGTAGTTCATTTGCATAAACAACTCAAGCTCTAAATCACTTTCTGGAAGCTGGTCTTCTGCAACTTCAAATACATTAATACCAAAGTCTTTTTCGATTTGCTGGAATAATGGTTTAGCAATCATGTTACCTTCAACCATAGTCTGGAACTGATTTCTTTTCTCAGCAGACATTGCGTCTTGAGCAAAGCACTTAACGTCAAACAATCTATCTGACATTCCATTGACAACTATATCAACAAATTTAGGGATGATTGGAACTGGTGTCCAGTCCAAGTTTAGATACGATAAATCTCCGTCAACAGCTAACTCATCTTTATACTTTGCAACAGATTGTTCGCCTCTTGCGTATAATCTTAATCTGTTGAACTCTCTCCATTGGTCATAGAAACGACACTGTTGTCCGCTTCTTCTAAACCACTCATACTGGATTGCCTGACCTATCTGAAGTCCATATTCTTTCGTAGCCTTTTTAGCGTCCGAAACGTATTGATCAGGAAACGCAGCAGCATTTACTTCTACTGTTACTGCTTTCATCTATTAATTATTCTACTAATGCTCGACTTATTATCGTATTTTGCAAAGTTAATACTTATTTTTGATTTTTGTTTAGAAGGTGTATATAAGTGTTTTTGATTAGCCATGATAGCAAGACCCGAACTAATCGCAGCATCGAACTTTGTTCTATTGGTTATATCAAACTTAGCCCAGTCCTGTAAAGTGCTGTTAAAATACATTTCACCCATCTCATCAGGATCTCTATAATCTTCTGTAAAATCAATACCCACATGCTTCTCTATGTAAGACTCAATCGCTGCTGCGTGAGACTGTTTTACATCCTCAGAAGTGTTTGGTATTCCCCCTAACTCTCTTTCTGATTTAGAAAGTTTGTTGTATGTTTTGTCAGGTCTATTCATAGAGAATCCTCTGTACCCTCTGTTTTTTAAATGATATAATAATCTTGGCTTGTTGTTCTCACAAAGAATAGGCATACCATAAAAAACTAAAGCCATCAATACTTCCTCGAAAAATATTTCGGCAGTCTGTGGTCTTGCAATATATTCTAAGAAAAAGTGATTGCTTGGTGCATTGTCCATATTAAACTTAGTCATTCCGTGTAAAGCTCCATTTGAACCCTTACCAACAACAACTCCAGATATATCATAAGAGTCACAGCCGAAAGAACCAAGATGCTCATTGCCTGGATATTTAATACCGTTTCTTGTTTGAACCCTGTTTCTCATTCCTTTTTCAGGCAACCAGCTAACTAAAAACCTACCATCTTTTCTTGGTGTCCATATAACCTCTGAATCTTTTACTCCATCTTTCCAGTGAAAAGAACCACGTGTCAAATGGTGTTTAAGGTTTATAGAATCATTGTAATCTATCTGTTGGTATATCTTTGTTAGGTTGAATATAGATTGTTTACTTTCATCTCTAAAAGCGTGTGACTCTGTTCTTGGGAACTGTCTATAATATTCATTAAGAGCGTCAGGGTCTTGAGCTAAAGACTCTACTTCATTCTCCCAGTAATCAATAGCCCCCATGTCTATGTATTCGTCATCAATACCAATCACAGGCTCTTCAGGTGTCTTGAGAACAGGAGCACCATACCTATCTATAAACCCTTCCATGTTCCATTCCATTGGAATAAATAAATTATACAGACCGCTTTTAGTTTGTCCGTTGGAGTTACGTTTAGCTGGATCAGAGTCCATGTATAAAGACTTGAAGTTATTACCACCTTTGTCTAAGGCGTTGGATGTAGAACCCATCATACACTTTCCTATAATTTTTCTACCCAACCTCAAACATGTCTTAGTTACCCTCCAGTTGTTCAGTATGTTATCAGGCTTCTCCCACTTACCACTTTCATCGTGAAGTAGTAGTTTAAGTTTTTCACCGTCATAACTGTTGTCTCCAGTATTCTTCCAGTCTATAGTTGTATCCAAACCTTCTAACTCAGCCTCTTCGATCTCGTACATATTCTTCTTTGTAATTTTTGAAGCTGGGACACGATATGCCAATTCTGTTTTCGGTTTGTCCATACCGTCTTGTATCGGTTTAAAGAAGAACGGATAGTTGTTTGATATTGGGACAACTTTGTCTGTGAACATTTTTTTTGCATCTGAACCTGTTTTAGAAAGTATTCCTACCCTGGCATCCTTGGTAATAGTAGCCATATTAACACCCTCACTTGAACTCATAAATGAAAAACCAGAACGTCTTATCTTAAGATAACACATTCCGAAACTTCTTTTATCAGCCTTACAGGCTTCCCAGAATATATAGAATATTCTATTCGCCTCTCTGAAGTCAGGATGACCCACATCAATTTTAGTCCATTGCAAATACATGTAATGCGTACCAGTGATGTAAGTTGGTACGCCATTGTTCATAAACCAAAAACCATACTCCCTTCGATCAAACTCTTGTTCTATATAGTCTACCCATTTAGACTTGAATTGATCTGGGGTTTCGTGCCACTGGAATATAGATTTTATTCTTGAAAGTTCTTTTGGATATTCAAAAGGCTCCCAGTATTGTTCTTGTTTTTTAGAAGATATTTTGTGCACCTCTTTAGGTGCTTTAGGTAAAGCAATCTTCAGTCCATTTACATTAATAACCTCACCGATCTCACCGCTTTTAGATATTACTACAATATCATATTTCGGGTCATAACCATACCTCCAAGACTTCGCTCTATTCTTGTTAGAAACGACAGCCTTTGGCACAACATCTTTTAATGTTGTATATAGATTATTTTGATCTTGACTCTGCAAATCCCTTTGGTTTACTTGATTTTACCTCTATTGTTCCTCCCTCTAACAACGCCTTCTCTTCTTCGATTCTTTTTAATATTTCAAAAGCATCAAATATACAAAGCTTCTTAGTTGCAGCTGCATTCTTTAATCTGTCAGCAGCCAGCTCGTCATCAGGATCTGGTTTAATTATATTTTCTTTAGCAACCTTTACCAGCTGTCTTACAGCCTTTTCTCCTGCTTGTATAATTTCTAATTTTATTTCTTTACTGTCCATACTTATAAAACATTACATAAACTCTTCTTCCTTCCTTCCAAGATTTATTAGGATACTTACTATGAAAGTAGCTTGAAGGATATGAAACCAATCTGTTTTGAGCATAACCTATAACAGAACTAAGTCTCCACATATCCAGATTCTCTGCGTCTACACTTATCATACGATCATACTCTTCGTTGGTTATATCTTTTGGAAGCTCTCTTCCATACCTTTCATGTTCCCATAAAGCAGTACCATGAAGGTCTTCTCTCTCTCTGGGTGACATATACAAAACCAAAGCTCTATCAGGCTTCTGCCCTTTTATATTCAAGTCTGAATGTATTCTCCAAGTAACATCAAGTTCATCTGTTGACTCCCTAAAGAAGCTTAATATGTTGTCTAACTTTTTTCCTTCAATGTTAGACAGTTTATTTAAGACATATTCATCAAACTCAACAGGAGATTCTTTTACATAAAAATCCTTTCCGCCAGACACATGCTTTTGAAAAGGACCATCGTTTAAATAATTTTCAGCTATCTGAAAAAGATCTTTATCTACAAAATCATCAAGAGTATATATCATAATACCATTGTAATGTTGTTAGTAAACATTCGATATAGCTTCTCTCCATCTACAGTGAACTCGTATTCACTTTCTGGCTCAAAACTTATTTCGTCTCCCTCCTTAACTCCTTTGTCTATCAACTCTTGATTGATGTATTTTACGACACCTATAAGTGGTTCTTCGTTTGTTCCTTTATATATGAATGATTCTTTAGTTTCTACGGGTTTGATAAAACAATACTTTCCGTGAGCGCTCCACTTTTCTCCATTGTGAAACAAAAAGAACTGATCGTAATCTATAAAGAATAAGTCATCTTTAAAATAACTTCTTCCGCTTTTTTGCCTACCATACATATCGTAGTAAAACTTAAATACATTATGGTGAACCAGTAAAATATCTCCAGGACTGATAGGTCCTGTATACATAATGGGTGTTGAAACAACCTCAGCAAATCTATTTGAAACTTTGTGATCCTCTTGAGATGAACTTACAATAAAGTCAACATCTCCTATTTCTTTAGTGTTGTCGTATCGTCTCCCTTTAACAGGCTTGACGATAAATTGATATGGGGATTTCATTAGAAGTTTATATTAAATTCAACAGATATTGGAAGAGTATACAAAAACTCTTTCCACAAATATACCGCCTCATCTTTTATAATCCAAATCTTGTATCCGCTTTCTTTTGCTTGAATCAAGTGTATCTTATACTTTCCTCCTAAAACATCTTGACCAACTATGTAGTGCATGGCGTTGTCCTTGTAGTCAGCGCCAATAGAAATCTTTCTAATGTCCATTGTATTTTATTTTTTATCATCAACAATACCCTGGTTCATTATAGCGCTAATCTCTTGAACTATTTCTAAATGACTTATCGGTAGGCTTTTTAATAATTTGTTGATTTGATTGATTTGATTTTCGTTTAATTTAATTTCCATTTTATTATGCTAATAATACTTTTTGTAATACTCCATTTATATAAACTGGCCAATACTTTGAAGATGTATTAACTTGTGTTGTTACCACTCCAGCTGGAGTTGTTGAAGACCCTATGTGTATTGTGTTTGCTCCTACATTATTGTCCGCTGATCTTCCTATAACTATTGATGAGTTATAAGCTGAGCGTGCACCAGCACCAATAATTACAGACTCGGTAGAATTTTCAGTTGTGAGAGTAGCTTGAGCGTTATTACCTATGACTACACTATTAGCTAAGTCTCCTGTGTAACTGTTTCCACCACCTCCACCAGCATACTGTCCAATAATAACTGATCCTGTTGTCTGGTCGGTATTGTAACAAACCTCTACACCAAGAAGAGTAGACCCTTCTCCGATACCGTTAAAAGCTACATTATCTCCAATAGCAATAGCTCCTCTTTTTATAGCCCCAGTATTTGCAGCGTTTCTTCCTATCAATATGGATGCGTTTACTCCAGCTCCTCCAGTAAAGTTAGCTGATTCTGCTGCACCAGAACCAATAACAACATCTCCAGGAATAGGGCCACCAGTACCATTATGAACATTGTATCCAATCAAGACACAGTCTGTCTCATCTGTCATAGTTGTAGAGGCCTTACTACCAATAACTACGTTTCTTCTAAAAGCAGTGTTAACAGGAACAGGAGATGCTGCGTCTAATCCTGTGGGAACAATAAGAACATTATTCTCTCCAAATTTATTTGAAGATAAGTTGCTGTTAACATCAAATTCATTAACAACAGCAAAAGAAGCTGTGGACTCATTAGTTTGTAACGCAACACCAAGTAGGGTGTCTCCAAAGGCTACTCCATAAGAAGGTGAATTAACATCTGTGGAGTCTATACCTATCGGTCTTCCAGCTACACCAGCGTCAAAAACTCTACTATCTCCAACGGTTGTAGCGTTTGTGAATTTAGCTATGTAGTTTTGAGTTCCTGATACAACACTTGTTGAGTCAATCTCTATAACATAAGGATCTCCAAGGGTACCAGTACCAGAAAGGTTAGTGCTTATATTAGTTCCCCCTTCTATGCTTACATACTCCGCATCAGTAATGCTTTGTGTTCCACCAGAGTCAGCAGTTAAATTCCAAGAAGTCATTGCTCCTCCGCCACCAGTGGCGCTAATCTCTACAGCTCCAGTGCTTGCGTCTAAAGATATTCCAGCACCAGCTGATAGACTTGTTACACCAGTGTTTGATATGTTTATAGATCCAGTGTTTGCACTTACTGATATACCAGCTCCAATAGCTGTCAATGAAAGAACCCCATCATTGTTTATTCTAATCAAGCCAGTGTTAGGATTAACACCAGGAGAAATCTGAGTGCTTATACCTGTTCCACCAAGAAAATCTAAATCATAACCATCAATGATAGTCTCATCTGTACCAGAATCTGCTCCAGCTATCCAATTGTCCATGCTACCAGTCGGACCACTATATGTTAGTGTTATGTTTCCTGTGAATGGTCCGCCACCGTCACCTGTTACTGTAATGTTTCCGTCTGAAGATTGTATACTGTCTACAACACTACCAGCAAGCGCTGGTGTAGCCCATGTATTATCTCCTCTTAAGAATGTAGTAGCATCTGCAGTACCAGTAGCTGAAAGGTCAGCAGTAACCACGACAGCCCCTGTAGTTGAAGCGTCAGGAGTTAAATCTATATATGTTCCGTCTGTAGTGGATAGAGATAACACTCCGTCATTAGTTAGCGTTACACTTCCTGTTGATGCAGAAGCGCTTATTCCACTACCTCCAGTAATATCAAGAACACCAGTATTGGTTATTAATATTTCATAAGGATCTCCAAAAGTACCACTTCCTGTTCTTATAGTTGATATACCTGATCCTCCAACAAAATCAACATACTCTCCATCTTCTACAATACCATAACTACCCGCATCAACTCCAAGCCTCCACGAGCTCATTGTTCCAGGAGCTGATCCTGCAGTAATAGCACTAACGTGTCCTTCCGCTGTAACTGTAACTGAACTTGGGTAACTGTAAGCTCCAGCTGCAACGCCTGATGAATCGTGAGATACAGTGACATTGTTTGTTGCTGTAACAGCAGTGCTGATAGGAGCTGTTCCTAATATACTAAGCGTGTTGTCTGTTGTATTTACAATATCGCTTCCAGTGTCACCAGCAATATTAAAGGATGCTAATCCAGATGCGTTAGCAACCCATGCTCCATCTCCAGCAAGAACAGTACCTGCGGTTCCACCTGCTGGAACAAGACCTATGTCAGAACCTCCTGCGTAAGTAAGCATTTGGACGTTGGACGCAGATCCTGGATTGTTTGAAATGAGAACTCCAGCTGTATTTCCTCCTGGGTTGGCAGTAGCTACAAAAGTCGTTACACTCGTAACCCCATCGTTATCAATTGTTATATCATCACCAGATAAAGTAGATGTAATTCCCGTTCCACCTATTATATTTACAGTATCACCATTGGTGACAGCTGATGTGCTTGAGTTATCACCTATATTCCAAGAATAAGCCGCAGCTCCCCCTGTGTATGAAATAGTTGCCTCTCCAGTAGCGCTAATTGACACGCCTATGTCTGTTCCAGCTGTTATATTTGTAATACCTGTGTTTACCAGTGTTACAGTATCAGGATTAGATACTGTTGCTGTAAGACCTGTTCCTGCGCTAAACGCTGGCGTTCCTACAGTAAAGGTTACCGTGTCTGCATTAGATACAGTTTCTGTAGTAGTGCCATCTGTAATATCAAAGCTACTCATTGAGCCGCCAACAGGTAGAATTGTCCAAGCTCCTGTATTACCATCTAAATAGTATCCAGCAGCACCGCCCCAAGCTGGAACGTAACCTACGTTAGATCCACCTGCAAAAGCGTTTGATGTGAAAGCTATATTGTTTCCTGCTATAACAGCATCAAAAGGAGTTCCTGTTGAGGTCCCAACTGCAGTTGTTTCTGTTAAAACAGCTGAGGTTGCAATAGTAACATCTGTGCCTGAAAGTGTAGATGTAATCCCTGTTCCGCCTATAATGTTTACAGTGTTACCATTACTTACTGTAGCTGTGCTTGAATTGTCTCCTATATCCCAACTAACCATTGCTCCACCACCACCAGCGAAAGTAAGCGAAGCTTGACCATCTGCTGCAACACTAACCGTTATATCTCCAGTAGTTGAACTTAATCCTGTAATACCCGTATTAACAAATGTTATAGTATCAGGAGCGGAAACAGTAGCTGTTAATCCTGTTCCAGCACTATATACTGGTGTGCCTACCGTAAATGTAACGTTATCAGAATCATTTACAGTTTCTGTCGTTGTTCCGTCTGTAATATTAAAACTACCCATTCCTGCAGGAAGGTTAGTCCATGCCCCTAAAGCTCCGTCTAAATATTGTCCTGCTGAACCACCTGAAGGAACGAAACCTACATTTGCTCCACCAGCGTAAGCATGAGGTGTAAGGGTTACTGCTCCAGCTACTGTGTTAGCACTTAAAGCTGAACCAGTTGATACTGTAGATGCTCCTACAGATACTGAAGCTATAGAAGATCCAGCCACTGCTGTCCACTCTAAAAGACCTCCAGAGTTAACCGAAAGAACTTGACCTGAAGATCCAGTCGATCCAGTATTATCTTGTATAGCGGTGGCTATAAGTGTAGGTACAGTAAGTGTAGAAGACCCTGTCAACAGTATGCTTTGAGCTGAAGTATTTCCGTTAGTTAAAACATCATTTAATGTTGGGTTGATAGCGACATTACTCCAAGTAACTCCGCCCCCTGTAGATGTTAAAACTTGTCCATTTGTTCCTATTGTGCCACCAGCATTTATAGTGCTTGAAGCCTGGAAGTAAAGATTACCAGTAAGATCAATATTCCCTGTTAGGTTAATATCTTGAGCTGCACTATTTCCGTTGTCCAAAACTATCTGTAAAGTAGGCGCTGTAGCGGATGCCGCATTTACCCACTCCACACCAGTTCCTGCTGAGTTAACAGCAAGTATTTGACCCGCAGTACCAAAGTTTCCTGCCGCATCTTCCAACGTTCCATTTATCTCAACTGTTGAATTAAATGTGTTTGTACCACTATATGTGTTAGCCGATGCTAACGTCATAGTGTTGGTTGCTGATGTGCTAAAGTTTCCGTTACCAGTCATTACAACACCAACATTATTGGCTGTATTTCCAGCGTTTAATACTTGTTGCCAAGTAGGTATTGTTCCAGCTGTACTCGACCATATAACACCTGTTCCTGCTGCATCAACAGTAAGAACTTGCCCTGGCGTACCAACAGCTCCTGTAGAATCGTTAAGAGTAGTTGTTGCTGCAAAGTTTAATGTTGTGGATAAATTTACATCACTGTTAAAAGTGGAAACTCCTCCAACCGTTAAATAAGAAGCATTATCTAAAACAACTCCACCGTTAGTAACATTGATAACACCAGTATCAATATTCATATTGACACCAGTAGCACTATTACCATTGTCTAATGTTTGTTGTAGGTTTTGGTTTAGTGCAACGTTAGACCATTGTAATCCTATTCCAGTAGAAGTTAACACTTGTCCTGCTAAACCTACACCACCACCAGCGGTTATTGTTGTTGGGATGATGGTACCGTTAAAGGTAGCATTCCCAGTAAGATTCATGTTTTGAATGGCGGTGTTATTGACATCTAATACTGACTGTAAACCTTGAAGCGTAGACTGTCCAAGAAGCTCACTTACTAAAAAAGTAACCGTTTCATTATTGTTACTAACATCAGTTGCTATTAGTAAGTCTTCTGCTGCAGGTGTTACCGTGGGGTATACCGTAGTATTTTCAATTTTTGCCATTTCTTATTTTTATGTTGTAGCGACCAGTCTATACTGAATGCTTATTTTTAATGTCCCTGTTCCCTGTGTTGACACATTGTCTGCGAATACAACCAGATTAGTACCTGGTGTTGCTAAAGGAAATGTTTGAGGAAAATCACCCCATGTATTAACAGGGGAGATTAAAGAAGAAACAACAGTGTTTAAGAAGGTAGCATCCGTCTCGAAATATGTTGATAATAAGCCGCTATAGTTTTCATTGGCTATTTTAATCTTAGATCCACCTGCAAAATTAAAAGGTTCGTTAGTAGCAGTGTAATAAAAAGCACAACTAACTGGAACAACCAAAGAGTTGGACGGATTATCTACATTAATAATAACAGGAGCTCCTTGTAGATCTTGTATCTGAGCTCCTGTTAATACTATTTCAGCTGGAGGTTGAGACCCCATAAAACCTTGCAAAGAACCAATACTTACATTCTTAGTATTATTATTATCCTCAACATCTGTAACTATAAAATAGTCACGGGTTGTAGGGGTAATAAGAGGGTAAGCTGTTTGGTTTGCAATTTTTGCCATTAGTCTTGTGTTACTTCTTCAACTTCTTTTTTAGTTACTTCTCCAGTCTCTAAATTGATAACAGCATCAGCTCCATATTTTTCAGCTAAGGCTTTCTCATTTTCCGAGAACTCAGATTTAATTTTCTCTACTCTCAAACATAAACCATGCTTTTGAAGAGCAAGATCTCCTAATTGAACCTTGATCTTATTAAACTCAGTGTTAAGTTCTTGAATAGTCTCAAGTTCCTTTTTTGATAATTTTGACATTGTATTAAAATTAATTGGTTAATAATTATTGCAAAGATAAGAAATTTATTTACTGTTGCTGTTTACTACTACCTCCAAAGAAAAAGTCTATAATGGTATTGACTTTTGCTGACATGGCTCCAAATGTTGTAGATATAAATCCTATCTCATACTCTGTTAGAACAACAGTATGTAGAACAAAATACTGAAACATAACGTAGGTTAATGCAAAGTAAGCTATGGTGAAAAGACCAGCTAATATCTTTTGAATAAAAGCATCGTCTTTGTACAAAGATCGTGCGTCTTTTCTATCTTCTACTTCTTTGGCAAATGCTTCACGCTCGGCTTCAAGTATTATCTTTTTTAACTCTAACTTGACCTTTTCTCTTTCTTCGTCAGTAGTAATAACTTCATCAAGAATGCCCTCAGCATTCTCAACCACCTTACCGAAAAGGCCCCCTAATAATTTGTTTATCATAATCAGTATATTTAATTGTTACTTCTTCTCCATTTTCTATTGCCTTTGCAATAGCTGGATAAATCCTCTTATACGCATTAACACTTTTCCCCACGAATCCATCTCTGAATATTTGATTATTTTCCTGGACATCGCCCACAATAAGACAGCCTGAAGTATGTTCGTCAGTGTTCCCAGTATGAATAAGAATATACTCAAACCCAGGGACATCAGTAATGTGAAGCATACCACGGTGTATACCAGGATATTTTTTATCGTATCTTGCATGAAATCCTCCTTCTTTTCTTAGTTCTATTTTATAAGTGCCAGCAGGTATTCTGGTTTCCCCTCTCACTTTTAGAACACGAGCTTCGTCTTCCAAAGTATAGCATAAAAATCTTTTACCTACATCTGTTAACTCAAAAAGCAGACCGTGTGTTGAGTCTGCTTCTGAACTAAATCGTAATACTTCTAATTCCAAAATTTATTTTTTATACATTCTATACAGCTTGACTGCGGTATATGCAATAGCTAATGCAAGAGATATAAAGGTTAAGACTTCGTTGATGTTGGCTAATGTTATTCCAAAGGCTCCTGCGTTGGCTCCTACTACTGCTGCTGTATCTTTCACTTCTGTGTGCATTTGTTTAGGTATTATTTGAGATCCACCTAATCTCGCCTTCCCATGTTGCTGTCTGTATCCAATTCATAACTGCAAAGTTAATAAAAAAAATTAAGGTCGAACTGGTGGTGTTGGCTGATTAACCCAGGCGCTTTTGGCGGTGTCCCTGGTGTATGTGTTTATAAAATCTTTGTCAACTAAGTTTCTATCTATTCTATTGTCTCTCAACCAAGCTGTAAGGTTAGGATCTTGCGTTGTAGACTCCCAGTGAATTATAGCTGATCTTCTGTCTGTTGCCCATCTGGCTGTATCCCAGGAAGTTTCTTTTACCCAAGAAAAATCCAAAGTTCTCATAGCTGTGTCTGGTGCTACTACGTATGCTATTGCCATAATATATATTTTAAGGTACATCAGTGGACACGTTAGTAGCGTCCATATTTGTATTGGTTAATGTAATAGTTCCGCCTGAAGCTGCGTTTGGAATAGGATCAACATAAGTTCCTGAAGGATTAAACATTCTCCACCAGTTAGTTAGGTTGGCACCCATGCTTAAATCACCTAAACAATATTCATTTCCAGACATATTGTT